TGACCAGAAAATAGGTTGGGACCATGCTTTCATAACAGGTGGGAGACAATTCAGAATTCCACGGAAAACCAACCCAGAGGAAATGGACTACTGGAGAGACTTTCTGACTGAGGTTGGTGGGATGAGGGTTCCCTGGTTACTTCCCACACGTAGGGAGGATCTGTACCTTGAGACCATTCCAACCCCCTCGTCCATTCAAATTGAGATACAGGGGTCACACTACCCTCAGTCATACTATCCCCATGACACTTACAAGCGTCTCAGGTTAGTGAACCCTGACGGTGATATTATCTATAGGAAAGTCACCACAGCTGAGGTTGTTCCAGGTGGGACTAGCCTCTTGACCCTTGACACAGCTCTCCCGTCTGGTGTTGAGTGGGGGAGTGGGTTTGAAATTGGCTACCTCAATAAGGTCCGTTTTGCTAGTGACCAGTTCAGGCTGACTCACCATGCACTGTGGACCCTACTTGATACAGCAGTGAGGACAACGGACTCATGACAGTGTTTGAGGACACAGAGCTTAGTGTCTATGATGGTAGACCAGTAGAGGTCTATAAGTTTCTAGGCACGTTCCAGAATTACTACTACACCAGTCACCAGCAGGAAATTACCATAGCTGGTCAGCTCTACACCCCTGCCAATATCAAGAGAGGTGTGGTCAAACATAGTAGCATGGGAGGTGACGGATCAGACCTAGAGCTGACAGTCCCCTATGACCTAGACATTATGGTGGACTATGCCTATGAAAAAACTCCTCCTGACCTCCGTGTGGAAATTATCAGACACCACCTTGGGACTGACCCTGCTACTGATTGGGTCAAGTATTGGATTGGAAAGGTTGTCTCATTCAGTGTGACTGGCAAGGTTGGGAGAATGCAAGTCCCTAGCGTTTTTGAGCTGGCACTAGGGGGAACCATTCCCAATGTAGGGAATCACAATCAATGTAATAACATTCTCTTTGACACCAGGTGTGGGTTAACTGCTGCCTCCTTTCAACAGAACACTACCATTGTCAGTGTAACTGACAACGTGATTGAGGTTGCTGACGATGGTTTTGCAGACAATTACTTGGTTGCTGGGAAAATGGTTATCCCAGCTAAGAGTGAGGAAAGAATGATAACAGCCAATGTGGCTGACGTGGTAACCGTCAATTACCCTTTCTATGACGCTGAGGCTGGGGACAGTATTCAGCTATTTGCTGGGTGTGACCACTTGTTTTCTACCTGCCTCAGCAAATACACTAACACAGACAACTATGTGGGAGCTGCTTTCATGCCTGGTTACAACCCATTCTCAGGGAGCCTGTAACTATGATATGGTTTACGCTGGCTCTCTTTGCTCTCAGCTTTGTTCTCTCTAGGCTGCTTGCCCCAAAGCCTAACATTGAGAATGCACGTCCAGGAAAATTTGGAGATATAAACTTTCCACGAGTCAATGAGGGTGACCCTGTTCCTTATATCTTTGGAACCGTCCGTCTCCAGGCTCCCAATTGTGTTTGGTCTGGGGACTTTCTCTGTAGACCAATTAAAGAGGAAGTCAATGACGAGGAAGTTGTTACCCACTATAAGTATTATGTGGGGTTTGACCTCTGGTTGGCTTTGGGTCCTAACGTCAGACTAGAGAAAATTTGGGCTGAGAACAAAGTCCTCCGTGAGCCTGGAACCCTTGGTGGTGGTTTCACTATAAACAGACCTGGAATGTTTGGAGGCAAGAAACGTGGTGGAGGTTGGGTTGGGAATTGCACCTACTATGGTGGTAGTGTTCCCCAGACCCCTAATGCTTACTGTGCAAGTAAGGTGCAAGGTGGGGTCTACCCTGGTTATCCAGGTATAGCTCACCTAGTGTTTGAGCGTCCCTACATTGGCACTCAACCAAATTTGAAAAAGCTCAGCTTTGAGTGTAGCAGGTTCCCCAACAACCTTGGACTTGCTGGGGGTGTCATTCAGATAGGCGACGATATTAACCCAATGGAGGTCATATATGACATTATGACTGACGAGTGGGGAGGCAATGACGCTGACTCTGGTGACATTGACACTGCTAACTTTGTGGCTGTTGCTCAGGAGTTAGCACTGGAGGGGATTGGGACCAGTATTGCTATCCAGTCTCCCATTGAGGCAAAGGACGCTATTGAGGAAGTCCTCAGGCTCATAGACGGAGTTCTGTACCAGGACCCAGAGACAGGGAAAATCAAGTGTGACCTGATCCGTGACGATTACGTTGTGAGTTCTCTCCCTGTCCTGGATGAGACCTCCATTAAGGAAATCAAAAACTGGTCTAGAAACACCTGGATTGAGACCAAAAATGTAGTCAGGATCAGTTACACCAGACGTGACAGAAACTATGAGGACGGGGGAGCCATTGCTCAAGATATGGCAAACGTCAACCAGCAAGGCAGGATTAGAGCTACCACTCTATCCTTTCCTGGTTGCTACACCCCAGCCTTAGCCAACAAGATTGCAGCACGTGAGCTGGCTCAACTAGGTGTCCCTCTGTTCAGGTGTCAGATTGAGGTCAACCGTCAAGCCTTTGCACTGAGACCAGGGTCCCCATTCAAACTGAATTGGGGTGACTACAATGTTTCCAATGTAGTCATGAGGGTCCAGAAATTTGACCTTGGTGAGCTGATCCGTGGACGGATTGTCATGGACGTCATGCAGGACAAATTTGGTGTCAGTGAGACCACCTTTGGTGACCCTGAGGAGTCCCTGTGGGAGGACACAGCTAGAGACGCTGACGAGCCTACTGACTATGTGGTTCAGGAGTGTCCTTACTGGTTCATTGCTCGTCACCACGATATAACACCCACAGCAGATGAGGCTTGGTTCCTTGTGGCTGCTCGTGCTGCTGACGCTTTCCAAATCTCATTTGACTTTGTAACCAACCAGAGTGGGAGTTTCCCTGACCCTAGCACCTATGAGTTGCTGGACGCTCCCTACAATAGGTCTGCTCTCCTTGTGGAGGACCTTAACACTAAAATGGGTCAGGATGACGGAGAGGTTACCAAGATAGTTGTGGACTCTCCCTCACCTGACACAGACATTTTCCTGGAGACGGATGAGGATGGAATCAAGAATGACGGTAGAAACCTCTTTGTGATAGGTGACGAGCTGTGCAGCTTTGAGACGTTCACTGATAATGGTGACGGAACCTATGACCTAGAGAAAGTCAAGAGAGCACTCCTTGACACTAAGTTTGCTGACCATCCAGCAGGGACTCCTATTTACTTCCTGAGAGGTGTACTGGATTATGTGTGTACCGTGGCTCATGGTGACCTTGGTCCATACTGGTATCAGTTCCTAACCTCCACTGACGAGGATGAGCATGAGCTAGGTGACGCTACTCCTGCCTCTGTCAATTTCCAACAAAGGTATGATAGAGCCTTACCTCCTGACTATGTGTCTGTGGAGACTGTCCGTTGTCCCATTGAAATTACTGAGGTCAGTGACATAGACGTGACCTGGAGGGAGAGAAACAGGACTGACGAGCAGATTAAACTAGTTGATGATATAACCCAGACCCCTGAGGGAGGGACTACTTACACTGTCCGTTTCCTCCTGGATGGAGTGGAACAGGCTGAGACCACAGGACTCACTGGGACTGGTCCTACTAACCTTTCTGGTCTCTCTGGCTCTGGGACTGGTAGGGTTGAAATTGAGTCTGTAAATGGGGGACTGGATAGCTGGACTGAGGACTTTGTTGAGTTCTTCTTTGCTCTCTACCTGAGCCTCAGTTCTGAGTTGATGCTCAATGGAGGTTTTGAGTCAGGACTCACCAGCTGGACAACTGTTTCAGGATCATGGGGAGCAGTCACCCCCAATTATCCTCTGGAGCCTATTGGGACTCAGTGTGTGGAATCTACTGGGACCACCAACGAGCTGTCCCAAACTGTTGATATAGTCTCTCCCACTGACTATAGAGGTAAGGCTGCAATTTTCAGAATCTACAGAGGCTCTGAGAATTTCAGTTCACCTGGTACAGGTCAGCTAGCAGTGGAGCTGTTGGACTCTGGGTCCAGTGTGCTTGACTCAGTTCTCACACTCCTAGAGGCTGCTCCTAGATATGGGGAGTGGGAGAAAATTGAGGTCCCCCTGCCTATCAGGACTGACGCTGCTGAGGTGAGGGTCAGGCTTATTGCCCCAGCTGGTGACTCCCTGTGGGATGGAGCAACCCTCAAGGTCAACACCCTCAGTCCCACTGACGCTGAGACCTACGACAACCTTGGAACCTCCTCTATCACAATCAGAGGAGCTTGGGGTCTCAGGAAAATGGTCTCCACCTACAGTGGTCCCCTGGTCCGTATCAGGGACACCAGGGGTGACCTTGAGTATGACATAGGAGCTGACCCTGACGGGAACCTTGAGCCTTTCTATGTGAGGGGTGACGCTCGTGTGGTCAAGCTCTATGACCAATCTGGAAATGGAGCACACCTGGTCCAAGCTACCACTGACAGACAACCGATTCTCAAGTGGCAACTCTCAGAGACAGGGAGACCGTCCATTTGGTTTGACGGAACCCTGACCAACCTTGCTGACGAGACTGGTGGAACCTCCCGTCCCTATATGGTGACTCAGCCTTGTTGTGTGGCTGCTTTTGGTCCCAAGGGTGATACCAGTCAGGACTTTATCTTTGGAATCCCCCACCAGGACGGATCAGCTACAGCTCCAAGGTGGGGACTAGAGACCGGGACTACTGATTGGAAGGTCTACCAGAACGGTACAGCCAACCAGGACGCTTGGAATGGAAATAGCAACTCTGGAAAGAACGTCTGTTATTTCGATTGGGAGCAGCAGGGACTAGATACAGACGTTTTCATTTTCCACAATGATGACTCAACACCTGTTGACAACTTCACTGAGGTTGATATAACCTACCCTGAAACCACCAGACTCAGGATAGGTTTGAACGCTGCTGGTGGTGGACACTGGGACGGTCATTTCCACGAGCTGTGTATTTTTGACGCTGACGATTTGAGCACAGCTGACCGTCAGACGATCATGGAGGAAATTGCTTTGTACTGGTTCAACCTGAGTGTTTAATTATGACGTTACCAATTGACGCTGTTCAGTACAGACTAAGTGGGGGAGCCTCAAATCTGAACCCACATGCTAGCTTGGGGGGAGTCATGTCCTCCCAGCATGTGGGGGTTGGACTTGAGAACCTGTTTGACAATGTGTCTGCTGCTGAGTTGACAGCTGGGGACATTGAATACAGGTGCTACTACGTCAGGAATAATGACGGTACAGACACCCTGACTGGAGCAACTATTTATTTCTACATGGATACCCCTAGTCCTGACACTGTGTTTGACATGGGAAAGGACCCAGCTGGTATAGGTAACGGTATCACTACAGGGGTTGCAACCACAGTGATTAATGAGTCAACAGCTCCAGCTGGTGTGACTTTCTCTCATCCTATTGACCAGCTCTCAGGAATTGCACTAGGGAACCTAACTCCTGGTAATGGTCATGCTGTATGGTTGAGGAGGACTGTCACTGCTGGTGGGACTGCTGCTGCTTGGGACGCTGTGAAAATCAGAGTAGAGGGTGGACGCTAGCCAAAGGAGAGACCAATGTTCAAGTTCCTCAAGAGACAGTTGCAGACAAAGACTGGCAGACTTGCTGCTACTCTCATTGTTGGCTCCATTGCCAACAACAATCTCAATGACCCTGAGGCTGCTGGTTGGATTGCTCAGGCTGCTAATAACATTCTCACTCCTGAGGTGGGTGTGTTTGGAGCTTTGGCTATGTTCCTCAGAGACCGTGCAGCCAAGCATGACAACGGGGAGGGAGGTTATGTTCGTAGATAGACGGAGGTGTTGACAATGGATTCACCACAACTAGTAGAGGTATCCAATATGCAATGGCTTGTCCCCTCTCTGATAGGAATAGGTCTATTCCTGTTAGGTCAAACTGGTGCTCTCATTTGGTTTCTTAGTGCAATGAAATCAGACGTTGGTCACATAAGGAGAGCAGTGGAAAAGTGGGAGGCTAGGGTTGCTGACCAGGAGGAGAGGTTGGACAATCTTGACGGGAGGGTGACTGAGCTTGAGGTCAACTGTAGGGAAACCCACAAGAGGAGGAGGTAATCTATGCCTAAGTTTGGACGTCACTCCTTGGAAGTGAGAGACACCCTACACCCAGACCTCCAGCTGATTGTGGATGAGGTCATAGAGGTGTTTGACATACGTCTCATAGAGGGTCACAGAGGTCAGGAGCGTCAGGACGCTTTATTCAATGCTGATCCTCCTAGAACCAAGGTCAAGTTTCCTAACAGCAAACACAACCCCCTCCCGTCTATTGCTGTGGACGTCATGCCGTATCACCCAACCCCACCTCACATAGACTGGAACCATTCTCCGTCAATCCACCTCCTAGCTGGATTCATGCTGGCTACTGCACGTCAGCTGTTTGAGGCTGGGAAAATTTCTCACTTACTACGTTGGGGAGGTGACTGGGACAGAGACTACAACATTAAGGAGCCGAGGAGATTTATTGACTCTCCTCACTATGAGCTGTTTGAACCAACCTGAACAAGGAGACCAGAGACCATGCCTTTCAACAAGGAACACGCAATGGCAGTGGGAGCCAAGTTTGTTGAGCTGGCTGACGCTGTGAGTGACGGAGTGGACGTGACTGACGTTCAGAAGCTCATGGAGCTTGGGACTGCTTTCATGGCTGCTGCTGACGAGTTCAAGAATGACAAGGACGCTGCTATTTTCTATGCCTTGTCTGGTGCTACTGGCAAGGTGTGGGACATGAAGCTGGACCCCCCTGTGGACGGTCAGTAGGAATGCAACCTGGCTAGGGACACACAAGACACCCTCTCCCCTAAGCTAGGTGAACGGGGGACCTCTAACGGGGTCCCCTGAGTTTTTTCACACCACTCCATACACCCCAGACTAGACCCACTGGCCAGAGTAGGAATGCAACTATCAAGGTGAGGGTAGGAGGCTCCCTGTGGTTGTTGCTACGTTCATTCCAGACAACAACTGCACAGGCTAGGCATGATCCAATCAGGTAGATTGTTAGTAGTTTCATGGTTGGTGGTTGAGGGAGCCAGGGAACCCAGCTCCCCCATGAGGACCCTACTGGGCAAGTTTGGACGCAACTTTCCTCAGTGCCTTTTTACTGGTCCAGGTATAGCGTCCATTCTCGTCCTTGTCCACTCCCTCCTCAGCAAGCCTCCGATAGGTGTAGTTGAGGCTCCACTCAAGGTGCTCAGCAAGGTCATGGACTGTGTAGATTGTGCTAGCCATTTGGTCTCCTCTGTTTGAGCTTTTTCAGCTCTTGGACGGTGACATTTCGCTTAGATAGTACAGTGCTAATCATGTCCCTGTCAACAGTATTATCACAAAAAAGGAGATAGATTTCAACCTGTTCAGTTTGACCGTCTCTCTGGAGACGTTTCACACACTGGTCAAAGGTTATCCATGACCAAGTAACTGAGTAGAACACAGCAACATGGGACCTGTAGAGGTCTACACCCTCTCCACCAGCTCTCTGTTGGACAACCAGGTAGTCAAGGTCCCCATTTTGAAAAGCGTCTACCACAGCTGGTCTGGTTCTCCTGTTCTTGCCTTGGATCGTTGCAACCCTGGTGCCTGAGAGCAGCTGCTCAACCTGGTCAATCTCCTCCAGCTCCCTACAGTATATCACCACAGGGGTGTCCAGGTCTGGGAGGAGACGCTTGAGCATTCTCAGCTTGGCGTCCCCTACCTGGTGTGGTTTCTTTTTCTCGTCTAGGATATAGCCAGAGGTCAGCTGTTGGCACTTGACCAGCTCTGTGACTTTCCGTGGAGCCATAACTGTGGTGTCACCAACGTGGAGAACCTTGTCCCTCTCCATAGTCTCATAGGCTCTCCTCTGTTTACCTTTGAGAGGAACCTTGACCCAGTGATAGATTGGGGGAGACAGGTCCAGGACCTCCTCCTGAGTGACATAGACCACCTGTGGAGACGCTTTCCTCCAGAACCTCCTCTGGCCAGGCTTGGTGAATAGGACCTTATAGCCTTTGTACCCTGCCTCCCTACAGTATCTCCATTTGAAATCCTCCCACCTGGTTCCAAACAGAACAGGGTCCAAGAACCTCCATTGCGCCCACAGTTCTGCTGGGTCTATCTCTGGTGGGTGAACCCTGACCCCACCTCTCTTGAGCTGCTTGACCTGCTTTGCAAAAGCGTCCATTGGAGTCCCACTGAGAATGAGCTTTTTCTCAGCTGAGATTCTACTAGCAACCCTGGATTGCTTGCCCCCCCTGTCCTTGATCCTGTGGGACTCGTCACAGCAGGCTAGGTCCCAGTCAAACCTGGTGAGGTGTCTGGAGAGCTTGGGGAGTTGTTCATGGTTGGTGAGTAGGAGAGCTGGACCCTTGGACTGGTCAAACTCCTCCCATGTCCTGTGGACACCCAGACCAGGAATCTGTCTAAGCATCCTGTCCCACGTGGTGTCAATGTTGGAGAGACGGGAAAGGACTAGACCACTCCAGGTGTAGTGGAGTAGTTTCTCAATGGCTCCACAGGTTATGTATGATTTCCCACAGCCTTGATCTATGAATAGTGCTAGAGCGTGCTCGTCAATTATCCTCTGAGATATTGGTCTCTGCCAGCTATGACTCCCTGAGAGCTTTTCCCACCACACTGATAGCCTCCTCAGGACTAATGACTACACAGGACACTCCCTCTCCA